GTAGCTCTTAATACTTGAGTTGCTCCGGTATCTCTAAGGTCATGCAATGTAAAATGGAAACCAACAGCTTTTCTAGCTTTTACTATATAATTATAAAGAGTTTGGCTAGAAACAGGGATTGGATACTTGCCAGCATTTGGACAATCCAAGTATTCTTTGAAATAATCTGATATCTCATTTACAAGATCCATATGCTCTTTTAGCCAAGGAATAGAAAACGGCTTACTATGCTTATCTTTGTGGTTTTTTCTATAAATATAAGCAATGTTCTGATCTTGGTCTATATGCTTCCAGGTAAAGTAAGGCCCACAAAGCTCTGATCTACGACATCCAGTCAATATATAAAGCTTTATAATATTCTTAGTGACTTGCGGTATATCGCGGCAGTCCATAATCTGTTTTAGCTGTGATTTTCGCAAAGCGTTTAAGCTGGCTTTTTTAACAGTTGGATGGCTAATCTTAGGTCCAGATATCTTACCTACAAGCCTATTTAAAGATATACCTTTAAGACATGAAGATCTTACGCTATTTAACATTTTGATTTTAGAGATTTGTGCGTTTCTACTGTTGTTTCCAAACTTAAAAAGAAGATCTTCGTAATTTAAATTGCAAAATTTGTAGTCCTGGCCAAATCCTTTGTTAGGATCTAACATCTCTTTAAATAATCTTAAATACTTTGCCTGTGTAGACAGCTGGTAGTTTCTCACTGGCATTACTTTGTTTTTAAAGTATTTAAAAGCCATTTCAAGGGTTAGTTCTGGTATAACTTGCTTTTTTGTCAGATAACCCAACTTTTGGTCTATTTTATCTTGCTGTTCTTGCAAAGTAAGCTTTTGTAAGACATTTTGTGCTTCTTTTTTACCTATACAATGCAAAGTCCTGTATGGATTTGTGTAAAGCATTTTATAGCCTTTTGGTATATATCTAATTCTATAACGATTCTTATCTATGTCTTTTTGTGTTTGTTGTAATATTGTAGCCATTTTTTTTCTCCTCTTTCTTAGTAAAAGTTATATAGATTATTACAAATATCAAAGAAAAGTTTGTTTTTTATGGTTTTTGTCGTAATATCTATCACATAAACAAGGACAATCCATGGCAAGACCGAAAATTGAAACAGAGATAAAACCACAAGTCAACATTCTCAATGTTTTAAATAGATCTGACGTAAAAAGGTCTTTGCGATGGCTTTCCAAAGAATCAAATATATCATATGCTTTGTTGCACCACATATGCAGCGGAAAGAGAAGGTTGCATCGTAAGCATGAAGATAAGATCCTGTTTGCTTTGAAAAAGTTCAAAGTTGACGTAACCACCGAAGAAATATTCATAAAATAATCATATGGCCACATACCATGAGCAAAATCAAGATTTTCCCTACTGAGGAATTCAAAAAAGAAGACATTCTCTCCTACGTTGCACAGTTAGGCGCACGCTTACAAAATACGTCAAGCTGTGCAACGCTCTCTCAGTACGACGTAAAAATAAATTGCAATACCCCTTCCACATACTCGCTTGTCAAGTATAGCAAGATGCAAGATATCTGCCGTAAGCTTGACACTAAAAACATAAAATATGAGGTAATATCATGAGAAGCTTAATTTGGTATATAAAAAATTATAGCATAGAGATTTTTATTTTCTCAATATTAATATCAGTAATAATAAACAATAGGAGCTTATTATGGCCGTAAGTAAAAAAACAGGAACACCAAAAGCTGTTAAGTTTGGACCCCAGATGGTATCGAACTTAAAAGTAAGATACTCACACTTAGCAAAACCAGATCTTGAATACAATACTGGACATAGCGTTACAGTAGAAGTTAACAAGGACTTAAAAGATGCTTTCAAAGAAATGACAGCGCAGTCCGGTGTGTCCCACATAAATGGACTCAAAAAAGATGAAGAAGGTATTGAGTTAGCTAAATTTAAGACATCAGTATACTCAAATGATGGTGTACAGAAGTTTCCTAAGATGGTTGACATAAAATCAGAAACTTGTGATGCTCCATTTGGTGGTGATATCATTAATTTAATATTTCAACCAAAAGTTTGGAATGTTAATAACAAAGAACAAATCAGTTGTTACTTGAAAGAAATACAAGTTGTAGAGCAAAATAGCGGTAGCTCAGTAACTTTTATGAAACCAAAACAAACTGAGGTTAGCAATGTGTCTGAAGAAGATACAAGAGAAGATCTGCCGTTCTAAATTAGAAGGCGGTAGTAAACTTAAAATACAAAAGCTGCAACAACTACAGGATAAATTAATGGCAAACAGCAAAAGAAAAGGGACTGCTTACGAGAATGAGATAGTTTCTAAGCTAAAAGAATCAGGTTTTAGTGACGTAAAAAGAGCCTGGGGCAGTGATGGAAGATCTATGGGCGAAGCGCCTGATGTAGATATTGTTGCGGATAACATAAAAATACAAGCTAAGCGTCGCAAGAGTATTCCTAAATGGCTGTCTTTAGGTAATTGCGATATAGTGGTATTCAGAGAAGACCGTGGACTTAATTTTGTTATATCAACCCTGGACGATTGGATAAATGTTCGAAAAATGTCCTTTGATAAACAATAAGGTATGCGCGTTTGCTGGATATGATAAAAGAGGAGAACTTAGATGTGGATTTGCAACGCATCCGAATTTTGTTTCGGGGTTAAAGGTATGCCCTTTGAAAGCAAAAAAGGCGAGGAGAAAAAGGCGATAATTTTGGTTTGGCGCTGGATTAACGGCTTCCTCGCCTATGTTTATGAAGCGCTATGGGATGTTCTTTCTACTTCGGCTGACAGCTCCTCCTCTTCGTCCCATAGCGCATTTGAAGAAGAACAAGTTTATTTGAACGATCCAGAGGATTGTAAACATGGTGACGCTGAGTATCTATGGGATGGGGTGAGCCAAGATACAGATAGATGGGAATGCCACGATTGCGGACAAGTGCTAGATGAAGAAGATGAGCCGTACTTTTTATAAAAGATTAAAACTGCTGTATTATGATCTTACCTACTACAAGTGGTATTTCATATACATAGGCAGATATTTTAAATCACTTGGAGCCATTGAAGAAGTGAAGCAGTTTGATTGGTTCTTAGGGTTAAATGATCATAGGATATTAAGAAAAATTTGGAGATATATACATGGGATGTAATTATGAAAGTTAGAGATTTTTTTGTTTGGGCGACAGCCGAATGGAAGACAGAGATGAAATTGATGCGAGCAAAGGGGAAAGAATATACTGTAAGCTCTATCAATGGCAATGAAGATAAGTTAAAAAATTTCAAGTCTATTGGTGAAAGATTGGGATTATCTGCATCTATGGTTTGCATGGTATATCTTTTAAAACACGTAGATAGCATAAGAAACTATGTCTTAGAGGGCAAAGAATTTTCTGATGAACCTATAGAAGGTAGAATACATGACGCTAGAAACTATTTTTTGTTGTTAGGTGCTATCATAAAAGAAGAAAAAGATTTGAGACTTGAACATAACAAAAGTATTGATTTAGACGAAGTAGAAAAGTTATTGTAGTTCTTTGAAATGCTTAGTTTATTAATTTCACAACTTAATAAAAATAACAATCGTTCGAGTCTCAAATAATTTATGTGGATAAAATGTGTAAATAATGTATCGCTACCTATGAATGGCGGGGTATATGTTATGTACAACAGAGATAATAAAATCATATACGTAGGTCAGTCAAATTCTTTAAAAAGAAGGTTATCGCATCACTCAAAAAATGGCGAATGGAGCTACCTAAAATACAAGACCATAGAAAATACAGATGAAAGAATTATACTAGAAGCAAAATTTATACGCAGATTACAGCCCCACTTAAATAAACTACGACAAAAATACATACCAAGTCAAGATACAGTAAATATACGAGTCATAATACCAGAAATATATGCAAAAGCATTAGATATATATCAAAGGGCAAATAACATAAATAGAGAAAATGCATTAGTAAAGCTTTTAAAAGGTCCCTTGTCAAAAGAATTAAAATATTTGGAAAAACAATAAATGAAATCAACGCATTACTATTTAATAATAGATATTTACAAGAACCTAATAAGAAAAAAAGACAAAAGAGGAGAAGATACGCAAGAGCTAAAAAAAAGGCTTCTTGCTATCATGATTAAACATGGGAAGAACAAAAGCACACACAGCGTATAAATCAGAGGATGGACAGCGCTTAAAATCAGTTACAACAATACTAAATAACCTAGGCTGGAACAAGAATGTTCTTTTGGCCTGGGTAAGAAGAACAGCCATGGCCGGTTTAGATCCTGATAAGGTGAAAGAAGAAGCGGCTAGCATTGGCACACTAGCACATCACTTGTGCGAATGCCATATAAAAGGCATCAAACCAGATACATCAGAGTACGCTCCCGACATGGTAGAGAAAGCAGAAAATGCATTCCTAGGATACCTAGACTGGGAAAAGATGACCAAACCAGTATACGAAGCGGTAGAGTTAAAGATGGTGTCAGAGAAGTATCGCTTTGGCGGGACCGCTGACTTCATTGCAAGGATAAATGGAACGCTTGTCTTGGGAGATCTAAAGACCGCACGCGGACTCTATCCAGAGATGACAGCCCAGCTTGCAGCATACAGGGTCATGTATCTAGAATTACAACCAAAAGCTAAGATCGAGTCTGCCATGATACTTAGGATAGATAAAGAGAATGGGTCTTTTGCACATCATATGATATCAAAATATCAGCTTCAGTGGGGGTGGGATGTATTCAAACATTGCTTGGCACTTGAAGAATTAAAGAAAGCAGCTTGATTATGACTAGCGATAAAAATACGCTTTCTTACAGTTTTGTTGAATGTTGGTTCTGCGGTTGCAGAATGCGTCTAGCTGGTAACTTTAAATACAAGGACTTTGGTAGAAAAGGCCAAGGAGATATTACACTGTTATCCTGTTCACAATGTGATGCGTCTGCTGAATTTAGCTTACCATCTAACAAAGATATCGTAAGTAATGATAGAAATATATCAGCAGCACATTGATAGGATCACTACATCTGGCAATGGACAGTATAAAGGAATCTGCCCTTTTCATGATGACACTAGGCCAAGCTTTACATTCAACGAAGAAGGGCAATATCAGTGTAAGGCATGCGGCGCTAAAGGCAATGCGATAACCTTTGCAAGAGAAATGAATATAGAGCTACCAAAACAAGACTACGAACCGGTCAAAATCAAGAAAAAAGAGTGGACACCACCAGGGAAGCTAGATCAGCATCACTTTGACCAGG